CGCCGGACAGTATCCTAGGTTCTTGTAACCGTGTAGCATATAACCAATTGTACTCTCAAGCGTACGAGCCCTAGCATCGTCACCTCCAGATACATTAAATATAAACTGCTTGTAGTCACAATCTGTTACTGGTTGTACCTTGAAGTCTCTTTGAATAACTTGCTTCTTCCACACGTAACCACCAAGGTCCATATAGTCTATGGTCTCAATGCTGTCTCGCTTCACACACACGGCGCAGTTTCTGTAGTACAGATAAGCCGTATCCTTTGTGTCGCTAACGAAGTATACGTCCACAGGGTCTAGCAAGTTTAAGAACTCTTCCTTGAAGTACTTGGTCTTCTCAGCAAAGAAGTTATAGATATTAATCTCTGCATTTTCCCTTACGTATCCGAGTACGAAGTCTTTTATCTCTTCCTCAGACGTATCGTCTATAAGGTTGTTTTTTACCTTTACGAACACATACGATTTGGTTCCCTCTGGAGAATACTTGTAGTATCCATTGTCCTCCAAGAACTCCTTGAACTCATAGTGAAGTAAGCTAACCGCTCCCCTTTCCGATACCGTCCAGAACTTCGGTATGGCTAAGTCCTTCTCCACCTCCTCTAGCACTGAGTCTATTACCTCGTCTTCGACCCCCGACTCTCTCAAGTCTAGACGCAAGTCCTTTTTTGGCACGCCATGCTTAAATCTGTTGCGCACTTCGTCGTACTTCTCCACGTCCTCAAAGAACTTGGTGTTGAAGTTCTCCTTCTTAGAGTATGCACTATTTACCGTGGTTAGTATCTCCTTTCCAGAAAATCCCTCATGCTCAAACTGCATACACTCTGAAGCTGCTATGTCTTGTGCTATACCAAAGTCATTGAATGCAGCAGCTAATACATACACATTGTTGTTTCTCTCTCCCTCTACGATTCCATACTGACGTTCCCACCATAGCTTCAGACGTCGTATAATCTCATCTGAGCGAGTTAATCTGATTTTTGGTAGTAGAGTATCATCGACGCTGTATTGTTTAATCTCTTGCGCCATATCGGTCCATGTGAGAGATTTTTCATTTACATACAGCAACGGATCGTACGACTCGTAACAAACCCTAGATATATTTTTAGACGTGGTGTCAAAATGATCGTCGTTGAAGTGGTCTTGTAGGGAGTTGAAGTAGTGCTTGTGGTTCATGGAGTCTTTAGGAATCTTCACGATTACCTTAAGACCATTACCAGACGGAGAGATAAAGCAAGAGTATACGTATTGGTCAGATATGATGCGATTACGAGCCTCCATTACCTCCTTCTTGTTTGCGTAACCATCGAAGTCCAAGCAGATAAAACCACTATGGTCTATCAGCGAACTATCGTTACGCTTGTTAAATGTTCCAGAGAAGCAGATGGCCGGAAGCGTAGACTTCAGCTTGTTCATCTTCTCTTTGTCTTTCTCGTTGCGAATAGCATTAACAACTTCCTTGCTTTTGCCGTTCTTGATTCTATCAAGGATTAAACCAATCTCTCTGTAAAACGGAGTAGAGGTGTCCTTGATGCTTTTAAATATGGTTATTTCACTCATAATGTTGGTTTATGTTATAATATGTTGAAGTTATGTTGCGAAGAACCGCATAAAACCTCAGTTTATGTTGATATGTTGAATTAATCCCCTACGCGTATAAGGAGTTTTGTTTATCAAAACCTCGTTACGTAAAGAGTAAGGGAATAGCATTTTGCGTCAATGTGTAGTGGTAAAAAAAGGGGACCGAAGCCCCCTCTCAATGGAAGATATAAAAACTAGAAAGGCATTTCGTCTTGTACTGGTTCAGAGTTCGTCTCCCCTGGTTTCTCTGTCTTGTGTACGCCACCCTCAGTGAATAGTACACGTCCGTTACCCAAGTAGTTACGCTTGGCTTTAGAGTCACGCTCGTCCTTTGACTGCGCCTCCCACGCAGATACAGAGTTTCCATACTGATCGGTTTCGTCAGCTACGTTAATGGTAAGGTTTACATACTTACCGTTCTTCATGCGACCCTTAGTAATTTTAGTCGCGTCAATTGATAATGAAATTAAATGTGCCATAATTATTATAATGTTAAATGGTTTACAAAATTGTTTACGTCTTCTGTTGCATCCGGGCCGAAGTACGTCGCCCATACATTCACGGCTGCTATTGCCTTCTGCTCTCCTCCTTGTAGGAATCTTTGTGAGCATTCAACGATAGCAGTTCTTAGTGTTCCTTTCTCCATAACCAAGAACACAACGGGTACTCCAAACAACTGTTGGTATACATATGCTTGTGAGTCGTAGTTGTATTTCCTAGCTGAATACTTGAAGTCGTCAATCCTAGACGTGGTCTTGAGGTCTATTATTACATCGTCCTTTAACACGTCGGCCTTACCCTTCCAAGGAGCGCCGAAGATTTCTCCAACGGCTGGCTCCTCGTAGGCATTCGTTCCAACATGAATGAGATCGTATAATTCAAAGTTATCCTCTATCTTCTTGGCCATCCGCCGAATCTCTTCAGCTTCCGAATCAAGTAATATAACCTCGCCTTCAGATTCCTCTTTGTACTTGTTAGTGTTGCGACTACTCGCAGATATGGTTCTGAAATTGAAAGCCTTACCAGGCTCAAGGACAAGGGTATGTAAATAACTGCCCTTAACCATTTCTGGAGTTTTCTCTCGTTGAACACCATAGGACTGAGGATTGCTAAGCAGAGTACCGATATCAGAATTAGATAGGTATTTCTTGCCATACTCTCCGTAATAATGCTCATCATCTCTTAGTTTGTCAATCATTTTTGATCGTTGATAAACTTGATTACGTCATTACCGAGCGTGTACTTTTTAGCTACCTCTTTCTTGATTTCCTCTACGCCATAACCCATTCCTATCCATTCGATAATCTTAGGTTCTGCCGCCTTCCAAGCCTTGCTCTTCATCGTCAACTTCTGTAGAACTGGTGTGGCTGCTGGTTGTGAAGCAGCGTGTGCGTCGTCATCATCAATGTTCAAGACTAATAAACTAGTCAAGCTGTAACGACGAGCGTAACTCATGGCTGACCCAATCGCTTGTGGATTGTTAGGGTCTTTCATGACTAGGTCGTGTTCGCACTCTAGGTGCTCTCCAGACTCGCTATGAGTCAATCTCGTAATCAAGACATCCCCCATAGGCGCTTGTGTTACTACAATACCAACCTCCGTAAGGACTGGCATTACGCTGTCCAAAATGTTGGCTAGACTCGCGTACGAGCTTTTGAAATGTGGATTTTTTGAGTCCTTTTTGATTTTCTGGACTTTCTGTTGGAACTCGAACATCGCTTTGTTCAAGTTCGTTGTTTTTTCTGATGTTCTCATTATAGTGTGTAATTAGTTTTTGTAAATACCAGTGGGCTTTTTCTATATCCTCTAGCCCATTCTTTTCTTCGTATCTCCAAAGATACTTAATAACATTCGCTACGCAAACTGCTTCTATCCCCAACTTATTCACAGTTGCGGCTTCAATAGCGTCGATCGCTTCGACCTTTCCGTTCTTGTAGTGGTTTGGATTGATGTTGTCTTTCATTTGTTAAATTTAATTGTGTCTCCTTCTAGCACACAAGTATTAAATACAACCAGTGTGCCCGTGTCTTTTGTATCTACATTTACAGCCGTGCATGTGGTGCTATCCATGTTGCCAGCCATAATTGATAGAATGATTAATGTTAATGTCTTCATAATGTGTCTTTTAAGGTGAAAAAAGGTTTAATATTGTGCTTTTTATTACACTTGCCGTTTGCTTCATAATGTTTTATTTAATTTTTTTAATAAGTGATTTTCATAAACTCTAGTGATGTGCCGGACTTCAGCGGTTATTATATTACCTCCTACATTCACGGTTACTCTTTTCTTGTTCTTTGTAACTACTCTACCGAACTTGGTTCCGTTCATGGTAGACACCGCAACAATGTCGTTAACCTTCATTGTTAAGCTTTTTAGTATACAACTTCTTTAGCCTAGACAACTCAGCTATTCTCTTCTTGTGCCTAACCTCATCTTGTGATGCTATTATCTTGTCTAAGGTCTTAATCGCCAACTCCAATGAAGCTTTGTAGAATCCCTTCTCTGCAAAATTAAGAACCTCCATCTGTGTTAGTTCCTTATACCAATAACCACCTACCATACAATTATACAACTGAACTGTTCCGTCCTTGTATCTCTCAATTTTACATCCGTTAACGATTGTATACTTGTGGTTTAGACCTTTAAAAATACAGCCATAGTCCTTGGCTTGCTCCCATAAATCTTCTAAATAGTATTTCATTTTCTCATTGATTTAATTAATCTTACGTAACCTTTTGCTTCTGCGTACCTTCCGTCTATGTTCTTGAGGTACTTGTTCTGTACCCTCACATAATCCTTTAAGCAGTCTCTGTACGTCTTGTAGGCGTTGTGACCTCTGTTCTTGCCAATGCTTAGTGGGCTGGAACTATTGCGTATTCCGGCTAAGTTCTTATTCTCGCGACATATAGCCGACGTATAGTTGCCCGTCTCTATGCGAAACTGGGCAACCGCTACGTTCGGCAACACGCAACCAAGCCTAACCAACTCAGCACAAATCGCTGAATCATTCAGAGCAATATCTTTTCGTTCCACTATCATCGTGTCTGTTTTATGAATGATACGAGTCTTGCGTA